ATTTAGAAGAACTTAAAAAGGCAATACTTGATAGTGCTGATGATTATGATAGATTAGTTGGTGGATGAATGAAAAATCTTGATAATATTATTGTAGTTGGTGGAGGAAATGCTGGTTATATGTCAGCATTAATATTAAAGGCATCTTTCCCTAATAAAAATATTAGAATTATTCAATCTAAAAAGATTGGAACGATTGGTGTTGGTGAAAGTTCTTCAGAGCATATTGCAGAATTTTGTAGTTATGTTGGTATTAGTAAACTTGATTTTATATTAAGAACAAAAGCTACTTTTAAGTTAGGTATTTATTTTGAGAATTGGGCACATGAAGATTTCTTGCATAATGTAGATTCTTTTAGTGGTGTTAGTTCTACAATAAGATCTCATTATGCTTATCTACAATCGGTTGTTGCAGGTAATAAACCAAATTATGAAATGAATACTTGTGGGAACTGGTTGAATCAAGTTCCTCTTAACTTTTTTAATGATTTAACACAGACTCCGAGTAATCAATTTCACTTTGATACACATGCATTGAATCAATATTTGCGAGAAATATGTGAACTTAGAGGAATTACAATTATTGAGGATGATATAGTTGGTGCAGATGTTGATGCAGAAACTGGTGAGATAGGTTCTGTTAATGGATGTAGAAAATATTATGCTGATTTCTTTATTGATTGTTCTGGATTCTCAAAATTATTATTGGGTAAAACCTTAGGTGTTAAGTGGAAATCTTATTCTGAATATTTACCAATTAATTCTGCCATTGCTTTTGCTACTGAAGAGATGGATGAATATAACATGTATACAAAAGCAACTACTAGAAGTGCTGGTTGGACTTGGCAGATTCCAACTCAAGGTAGAACGGGTAATGGATATGTATTTTCTGATAAGTATACGAATTTTGATTTAGCACATGATGAATTAGAAAGAATATTTGATAGAGAAATAACAGTTAATAAAACTTTTAAATTTGATCCTGGTAGAATGGAGAAGGCATGGCATAAGAATTGTTATGCAGTAGGATTATCGCAAAGTTTTGTTGAACCATTAGAAGCAACCGCTATGGGTAGTGTAATTCAACAGATGTTTGCTTTTGTTCATTACTTTCCTTCTTATAGTGTTGATGAATGTAATGAAGTTGTTAATAATATTTTTGATAATATATTTGATTATGTTCAAGCACATTATCTTACAAAAAGAGATGATGTTTTATTCTGGAGAGATATTAAAAATTGTCTTAGGTTAACACCTTCTCTTGAAAAGACTTTAGATACTTGGAAAAAAAGATTCCCATTATCTGGAGATATAGATTGTAAATGGGGTATGTTTACTGAAGTAAATTATATTCAAATATTATATGGATTAAAATGGTTTGATACTCAATCAGTTGCAAAGGAGTATATGCATTTATCTCATCTACCTATAGTTAAGTGGGAAGATACTTATTCAAATGTTGTGCATATGAGTCATAAAAAGTTTATAGAAGAAATAGTTAGAATATATAATCTAAATAATCAAGTATAATTTAAGATTATGAAATGGAAGAGACTGGTGAGAGAGATTATGAAAATCCCTGGTACTACAAAGGTACAGCTTTCACTTCTGACGATATTGGCGATTTCTTCGGTTTCGTCTACAGGATTACTAATTTACAGTCGGGTAAACAATACATTGGAAGAAAGTATTTCCAACAAAAACGTAAGCCTAGAGGTGGTAAGAGACGGGTTACGTCTGAGAGTGACTGGAAAAAATACTATGGAAGCTCTGACGAGCTTAGTGCAGATAGAAAGTTACTTGGAAACGCAGCGTTCAAACGAGAGATCTTATCCCTCCATACCAGACTCGGAGATGTAAACTACGAAGAAACTAAGCAACTGTTTCTAAATAATGTATTGATGGAATCTCTTGACAACGGAGAACCTGCATATTATAATAGTAATATTCTAGGTAGATACATGCGTAAGAACTATGGAAACTTTGCAACAGACTCTTAAAAATACGCATGAATGGACTCTTAAAAGAGTTGAATTTTTATCTGAAAAGAATAGACACGATGATGCATTTTGTATTGTTCAGGAATTTTCTGAATGGTTAGATCCTGATGTTGATGATCATGATATTTTTTCGATGGAGTACATAGGAGAAGGTAGTCAGTATGACTGAGGAGATGACTGAGAATACTTTTAGTTTACGACAAAGAGTATTAACAATTCTTTTTTCAAAGTTTAATGATAATAAATCTATTTACGAATGTGCCGATGATTGGTGTAGTAAGCAAGTAAGTGCTTTTGGTGTTGTGAAATATTATGAAGCGTATTATCTCAAAGAATAATTTTTTTGATAATCCTGATAAGATAAGAGATATTGCTTTATCATTAGATAATTGGACATTTCAAGAGGATGTAAATTCCTATGGTTGGAAAGGTAGGAGAACAGAGTGCCTTTCTAATAGTATTTCCTTGAAAATATTTGATTATGTTTGGGATAAAATGAATCTAGATAATTGGTGTTATCCAGAATGGGACACTGGTAACTATGCTTCTAATGGTTCTATTGCTGGTGCTAAAATTAATAACCCAACTATCACTTCCTATTTTCATATAGCAACTGAAAGAAGTAAGAATGGATATTCAGACTGGCAGGATAGATACCATAAAGATTTTTTACCTTGTGCAGGAGTTGTATATTTAAATCCAAATCCACCATCTGATTGTGGAACATCAATAGTAGATGCTGATAATAATAAGTTTATTAATATGGAAAATGAGTATAATAAATTAGTTGCCTATGATGGATATTATATTCATGGTGCTTCAAATTTCTTTGGAGATTGTGAACTTACAGGTAGAATGACACTTAACTTTTTCATTCATGAAAAAGGATATGCTAAATAGATTACGGTTTAAAGAAAAATTATGAAATTACCGAGTTTTAATAGTATTGCTAACATAGTAAGCATCGTATCAGGAGTCTCACTTGCTGGTATCATTGGTGTTGGAAGTTATGTTTATCTAAACAAAGATGCAATCCTTGATGACATTAAAGACGCAGCAGTTGAATCTGTTGTAGGTGGAATGGGTGGTGGTGCTCTCACAGGAGATGTAGGACTTCCTTCTCCAGCAGCATCAGTACCATCTGCAGGTTTAGGAGTTCCTAATTTCTAAATAAGACAGTTGCATTATTTAAATGGCTGATGAAGTAAAAGAAGAAGTTGTAGAAGAGGTTGAAGAAAAGAAGAAAGGTGTCTTTGGTAAAGTAAAAGATGCCATTCTTCCAGACCCTGAGGAACAAGCAGCAATCATCTCTACAATGGTGCGTATTACTGTTCTTGCCTGGTCAGGAGGAATATTGACTCTTAATTATGTGTCGATTCCAGGTATACCACAACAAAAAATAGATCCAACTTTCATAGCATCTGTTTTTACAGGAGTTTTAGCTAGCTTCGGAATCCAGACAGCATCTAAGAAAGGTGATGGAACTATGAAGATGAATGGTAATGGTAATGGTACTAATGGTGGACCTCCTCCTGTTACTGCAAAAGATATTGAAGCAATCATTGCTAAGTCTGGTAACTCTGGTCCTGTTCAAACCATTAGAGTTGAGCAAGCACCTCTTAAAATTACTACTGATACTAAACCTCAAGAACCATATAAGATGTAAACAATGTAAAGATTAAGCAATCATTAATTGTTTAAATAATTTTATGAGCGTAATCATTTACCAAGATCACATAGAAATTCTTGAAGAAGAAAATGCAGAACTTCAAAAAGAAGTTCTGCTTCTTCGTAGGAAAGTGGCTTATTATCAGACAATTCTAGAAGAGGAGGAAGGTAATGAGTGGAGACTGTAGAAATCAACCAGTCATTTTTTATTCTGAGGAGATGACTGAATCGAAGATAATGCTTTTGCGGCATCAAGGTATTAAATTTAGAACACACAAATACTATCAATTAGAAGAAGATGTGGAATCTTGACATTAAGAAAGCATTCCATAATGTTAAGGAATGGGATAAGAAATGGGCAAAGAAAATTCAAGACAAGTTTAACTTGACTGATTATCAAATGCTTTGTATTGCCTTTGCTAAGGGGTTTGTTATTGGTGCGTTGATACTCTAACAGAGTGTTGGAGTCCACACACTATTAGGTATTTTTTACTACTTTATGCTATAAATATTGGTAGTACGGGATTGAAGAATCATGCCCCTGACTCAACAAAGACATTACACTGTAGGTTATCACGACTTACAACAACATCATTATGAAATATGTGAGTATGCTATGAGTGCATACGAAGCAATAGAACACAGCAAAGAGGATGTACCAGAGCTACAGGTGCATCCTCATTTTGTTGACT